CCATTAGAGAAAAAGGTGTAGTGTTTCACAGTGACCGTGCAGATGTAAATCAAACGGTCATAGTCTAGGTTGCAACGCCGGGTGATTCCGGCTAGTGTGATCCGCACGATAACTAGCCTAATTAGCTAGGGATGGTAGTCTTCCAACCTAAAGGCCGGTGGCAATCCGTTAACGGGGGTCGCGGGAGCGGGTGATGTCTTACGTTTTGTGGCTGAGACCTATCGGTTAACCCACAGCGACACAAAGTGTGTGTTGCAATGTTTGGACTATAAATGGAACCGCCGGACCCCGCAGAGCATTGTTGTACATAGGAGTTGACAAAACTGCCTATTTGTGTTATACTAGTAGAACTTAGTAAAAATAGCGCCGCGATTGTTCGCATTAGTTATTTTTATTGGGGGAGTATCGTGCTCCATTTTTAAACCTTAAAGGAGAATTACTATGGCTAAACGCCTTACACGCAAACTTACCGATGTGGCTCGCGAAGTTGAACAGCAACTCAAAGCCCACTACAATGTAACCCAAAAAGAACTAGACAATTGGCGCACTGCCGCTCGATTGTCACAACCGTTTCCCATCAGTAATATGATTGGCACAGGTGTACTCTGGATCGACTACGAGGTCCAACGTGATGTGTTGCACAAGCATATTATCAACATTATGAAGAAATGGGATTCACGAATTTGTAGCCCTGTGTCGGCTTGTACCATTCCAGGCAACGATAGAATTGATGCTTATGACGGCCAACATCGTACCATAGCCGCATTGATCCTTGGCTTTGAAGAAATTCCTTGTGCTGTGGTAGAAACCACAGATCCCAACTTTGCCAGCTTTGCATTTGAAATGCTCAACGACACAGGTGTACGTCGTTTGAATCCAGGCGACTTGCATCGTAATGCGTTGGTACGCTACAAAAACGGTAGCCGTGATACCAAAAACGTACTGGCCCGTAATATGCAAGATCAATTTGATGTACTAGCGATCGACTTACAAGACAAAGGATCACGTGCCAGCGATAACCTGCGTGGTGATCACGATTACTTCTTTAGCCATTTTAAATATGCACAAAAGGGCATTGAGCTAGATCCTAAAGGTGGTACATTAAATTCTATATTGACAGCTATTAAACAAGTGTTTCCGTTGCAAGAGGAAATTGATCAAGGTGTGTTTATTGGCCTGTATGAACTGCAACGTCTTTCAAGAGAGTACAACATTACCTTGCCGCAGTGCTGGATGGTAGAACTTCTAGAAAGTTTAAAGACCACGTTCAAGAGCAGTCACTTGGTACACAGCAAGGCCAAAGTACAATGGGAACACAGCCATCCAGGTGCCGGTTGGGTTGCTCCAACAGCAATGGCCAACTTTATGCGTGAGCTCCATACCCTAAACAAAGGCAAATTGAACTTGCCTACACACGGCGCAGGTGCCAGTGTAGGAATCACCGCAGGTAATTTTGCTCCAGGTTTGTTTCCAATGCAGGAGGCCGCATAATGAGACCCATCTGTATCAACCATGGATGCAACGAGCCTGCAACTTACAGTCACAAAGATGCTGAAGGTAATTGTCGTTGGCGTATTCATTGCAGTCATTGTCAAGGTGCCAGCTATGGGAAACACCCGCACAGACCCGGAGTTACTCCTTACAAAACAGGCAAGTGCGCCAACCATGATGGTCATTTAGAATTTCCTTGTCCTACCAATTTTGATCTTATACCTGCTGATGCCAAAGGCATGACTGAAGTTGACCACAAAGATGGCGACTACAGCAATCACGATTTAGAAAATCTTGAAGAACTTTGCGTGGTATGTCACAAAATCAAAAGTCAAAGAAATGGTGACCATAACAATCAAAAAAATGTTCCAGGTCGAGAAATAAAAGGCAATGCTACCAAAGCCGCTAATCAAGCGTTTGATGTATTGTTTGAGGAGGTTGCATAATGTTAAAGGAAAGTCTAGAACAGTTTGTGCCAGCAGTGTATGGTCGTACTCAGCGTACCGCTGAGACATATAAAACAGTGGCCAATCGTTGCCGTCGTAACTTAACTCGTTTGGCCAAAGAGTATAATGAGACCATAAACGATGCTCAAGAGCTTAGAGAAATACGCAACGAAATGGATGAGGCACTGCGTCGCTATCATGAATACTGTATCCAACAACGTGATGGCATGCAGGCACACTATCACGAAATTGGTGCTGACGAGGACTGTGACTTTGAGCATTTGATTCCGGCCAAGATCCTGCGTGATTTACTACTGTCCAATGTGATCACAATTGATCAAGCTCTTAATGCACCCACAGTGGTGCTGAGTCGTGCAAAACATATGGCACTCAAAGATGCCGGCTGGGCCAGCAAGACTCCAGACATGTGGTTGCCATTTAAAAGGTACACCGAGGTGTTTGACGCTACATATCAAACACACGACGGAACGGTAATTGATCCATTGACTTGGACCTTGGAAAAGCATTACAATTACTTTAAACACCTGGTAATTTAAATGACCTATTTAGAAGAAATCAAACGCAAGTACGACATCACGGACTACAAGGAAATGCCAGTCGTTATTCCTGAGCTTCCTCAGGATGGCATTGTGTTAATTGTTGGTACAAGCGGTAGTGGTAAAAGTACTATTTTAAAAACTCTAGGCGAGTGTACCCAACCCAAAGTTGAATTCTATAATACAGTTATTGAAAACTTTTCTACACCCCAACGTGGGGAAGAGTTGTTGTTGGCCTGCGGTCTACGAAGTATTCCCACATGGTTTCGCACACCCGACACACTAAGCAATGGTGAACATCACCGTTTTGAAATGGCCTTGGCCCTGGATCAAGACATTGCTACCGTAGACGAATTTACCAGTGTGGTAGATCGTGACACTGCCAAGAGCCTGGCATTGAGTATTAGAAAGTTTTACGATCGACGTGGCACTACAGATCCTCTTTATATTGCCAGTTGCCACAGAGATATCATTGACTGGTTAGATCCAGAATGGGTGTACGATACCGACCTACAGGTATTAGATAATCGGAGGTCACCCTTTCGTATGGGATCAAGACCCGAACTCTCACTCACCATCCGAAGCACAAGTGCGGACTATTGGCGATATTTCAGTAAATATCACTATCTAGACACAGCGATAAGTAAGAGTGCTCACTATTATGTGCTATTGCTGGGCAACAAGCCCATTGGATTTCATGCCGCAATACATTCAACCAACCGAGACATTCACAGTTACTGGCGCGGACACAGAACTGTGATCCTACCCGAGTTTCAAGGCATGGGCATAGGCACACGATTTAGTGATGCCATTGCAGAAATGTATGTCAGCCGCGGCATGCGTTACTTTAGCAAAACAGCACATCCTAGTTTTGGTGAGCATAGAGAACGGTCAGACCTATGGCGCCCTACCAGCACCAATAAGAAAAGTCGACTTGGTAGTTACTTGCTTAAAGATGGTACGATTAGAGCCATGCCGGGTTATGGCGGCAATGCTAAAATAGCCTTGAGAGATGCTGGACGAATATGCTACAGTCACGAGTACATTGGACCTAAAAAATAAATGAAACGCACTGCTCATCTTGTGCAGATAAATGATGTCATTGGCAACAATGTAATATTGCCCCTGGCCATCGGCGTACTATGGCAATCAGCCATGGGCTCTCAACACAACGCAGACCATTGGCAATTGGGTCAAGTAATATATAAAAAATTAGAATCCAATGATCAAATACACGAATTAGCTCAAGCAGATCTAATAGCATTCAGTCACTATGTATGGAATTCAAATTATCAATTTGACCTAGCTAAAAAAATTAAACTTATAAATCCCAATATTGTTGTGTTGGTAGGTGGCCCCAACATCAGTGCCAACAAACAGGATTTTTGGGATGAGCATGGATCCTATGTTGATGTGGCCTTGGTGGGCGAAGGTGAGCACAGTTTTAGTTCTGTGTTGGAGTGTTATCCTGATGTTGCAACTGTACCTGGCATTTGGACCAAAGAAATCTACAATGGCGAAGCAGAACGTATTCAAAAATTTGAGCATACTCACAGTCCTTACTTGTCAGGGTTTTATGATTTGATTGTGACAAAAGAAAAACAACTGGGACGAGTTATACAAGCAGTTATTCAAACCAACCGCGGATGCCCGTATCATTGCACGTTCTGCGAAGAAGGCCGAGACTACAAGAACAAAATGTTTTTCTACGGTCAAAGTCGAGTGTTTGATGAAGTTGAATGGTGTGCTAAAAATGGTGTAGAGTATCTGACCATAGGCGACGACAACTGGGGCATAGTAGACATTGATGTGGAGGTCATGCGTTGGATTAGAGACTGCAAACTCAAGTATGGTTATCCTGATATTGTGGATGCTACCTATGCCAAAAACAAACCAGAGAATCTGCTGGCCATGGCCGAATTGGATCAAGAACACGATACCAGACTGATTCGTGGCATCACTATTGCTTTACAAAGCATGAATACTCCAACCTTGAATTCAATCAAACGATTTAATCTTGTACCAGAAAAACAACAGCAACTGATTCGCGGGTTGAATAAATTGCGTATGCCCACCTACACAGAAATGATATGGCCCTTGCCCTATGAAACCTACGAAACGTTTTTGGCCGGTATTGACGGCACTATTAAAATAGGACTAACCAACTGGTTAGGTGTTTATCCGTTGAGTCTACATCACGGCACTGATCTTTACGAAGACTTTCACACCAACTTTAACACAATCCAACAACACAGCGAAAATGCTGCCATATCTGACATAAAAGAAGTTGTAAACATTGTGAACTATAGCGACTGGGTCGACAACGACACCTTGGTGCAGGGTCAAGTGTTTTATGCCTGGTTTGTTTGTTTATATTATCTTGGTTTTGCCAGGAACTGCTTGTCACAGCAACAGTCAATAACAAAGACTGTGGACCAGTTTATCAAATACGTATCTACAACTCCTGACGCCAACTGCCACCAGTACTGGAAACTCATGACTGAGTGGTGGAAGAACTGGAGCAATGGAATACCAACTCCTAATCTAAGCAGGTTTGATCAGCACGACACCAACAATTGGAGCCCATACACACACCTGGCCAGTTGGTTGCAAAATGATCTTGATGGCCTTTATCAGGACTTAACTAGGTTTGGACTTGACGTCGGTTCAGACCTGCATGGTGTAGTGCGTTACAACCAAACATATCCGTATACCACAGCAGACAACCGACAAATCAATATCGATCATGTTCAACCAAAGTTTGCAGATGAATTTGAGTTTTGCAGATTTTATTATTGGTGGCGCCGTAAAAGAGGTTACAGTAGAACAACCGTATGCTGACCACATTTGACAACGTAGTAACCGCAGAAGAAATAAAAATTCTGCTGGATTACTATTACAAAGACGACAGCTTGGTTGATGATCGTCTTGACGTTCGCAGTAAAACCCTGGCATGGACCGACAGCAACTGGCCCAAAGAAATAGTCAAACGTATATTGGACCAAGTGTTGGGGCCAACCTATGCTGTTGAGGTGGTGTTGTTCTACGGTAGTCGAATCAGTTTTAGACTGCACACCGATTCGGGCAACGGTGACGGTAGACCATTGCTTAAAAATGTGTTGATCCCACTGCACATCGAAGGTCCTGCCAACACTGTGCTGTTTGACAATTACTGGCCAGGCCCGCATGCTAGGTTCGGCCGCATACCGCTGTCACCATTTGCATACAGTTTGCCTGATCGTGCTGGAAAGTTACAGTCATTCGATGATATCAGAGTTTTACTAGCACAATGTCAACAAACTCCAGAGCTGGTAACAGATTTTGAAATTACAAAAGAGTTTGTTGATACTTTAGAACACATTGTTAAATCACGATCCAGTCATAATACCAAACCACCTGATGATTATGTAACTGATTACAGCAACATTGTTAATTATAAACCCAATGCTAAGTTTGACACCGGCATCCATCAACAATATCTAAACCATATCTCAATTGAAAATTTGCACGGGCTGACCGTGGATTGTGTGGTTCCTTGGCAACTGGGGCAAGTTATTACATTTGATCGCAATCAACTGCATGCCGCAGGCGCAGGACACGATTTTAAAATAGGTATTACCATTTTTACCTATTGTCAATAAGTCTGTAGTCTAAAAACAACACTTTTTAACCCGTATTTTTGGCAGGGTATTTCGGTTGACCAGAATTTACCGATTTGCTATAATACTTGTATGGAAGTTAAAAAGCAATCAAGAAAACGACGCCAGGACAGCAACCATGCTGTCTACAGCATAACCAACTTGGTTACAGGCGATTACTACATTGGTATTACCGTATGTTCCGGTAGCGTAAAACGAGCTCTAAAAGTGCGTTTTCAGAAGCACGTTCGACGGGCTCTAACTGAAGAAAAAGTGTGGGCTTTATGCAACAGTATTCGTGAATTTGGGCCGGAGACGCATGTCGTTGAATTTGTTGAAAAAATCCGTGGTCGCAAGCCCGCACATGCCCGTGAGCGCGAACTAATCCGTGAATACGGGCCAGCTTTGAATACCCACTAATTCGGTTGACCAAAAAAGCCAAATCGGTTATAATACTTGTATAGAAACTAAAAAGGAGCAGAAAATGAGCCAGCTAAAAGAATACACATTAGAAATTTTCAAAACCGATCGTCGCACCAAAGAAGGTCGTCGTTTGTATGCTAAACAAGATTTTGCACCCGTAACCCGTGACTATATTGACACAGTAGCCGAAGCTAAACGTGGTCTGGGGTTTGAAGTTGCAGTGTTTGAAACCTTTGTTACTAAACAGAATTTAATGGGCGGCAAAGAATTCCAAGAGCGTTACGATACGCCTTATTTCTGCTCGCCTGCTAGCGAATCTTATTGGAGCATGTAATATGGAAAACAAAGATTTTGGTATGTTCACTGCCGCAGGCAACAACCGAGTGGCAACTATTGTGAAGCGGGCCTTGGCCAAACGCTGGACCTGGCCCGAAACTTACAATGCTCTCATTGAGCTTGGCCAAGAAGAAAAGTATGGCGAAGCCACTGACACCGAAGTGAGGGAACTCGTTTACAGTCGTTGCAATTTTAACACCACCTTTTATTGTTAAGGAGCCCAGAATGAAAACCATTCAAGAAGTTAACCAAGCAATCATGTTCGGCACATGGACCAACGTGGAACTGACCAGCATGATTGATGCTGTCAAATGGGCCCGTACCCAATTGACCAAGGATGTGAAAAATTCAATCAAGACTGGACAGATGGTCAAGTTTACATCCAGTAAGACCGGTCGCACCATGCAGGGCACTGTGACCAAAATTGCCATCAAGTATGTCACAGTCTCAGTAGCCGGTTGGGGGATGTGGAAAGTGCCTGCTAACATGTTGGAAGCCGCATAAAACGGTGTTGTTTTTAGACAACACTCGTTTGGTTGACTAAAAATGCCCAATTTGCTATAATACTTGTATAGAA